CTCTACCAATATCGTTTACACCTAATGGTGCTAAGTCACGTGTTCTTAATGTACCTGTTGCACTTTCAGTTCTAAGCACAGGATTATTTGTTATTTCAAGTATTTCATAATATGCTTGAAGTTCAAGTGTAATAGTTCCTGTGTTACCGCTAATATTGTAAACTGCTCTATATTGACCGCCAGCGGCATCTGTTTCATTATATAAGTTTGAAACTTCGTATGGAACTCCTGCAACTCCTGTTACTGTGTCTATAGTTTCCCATATAGTTGTTGCTGTATTATATCGTTGAATACTTGCTGTTACTGCTGACGCTGTAGTTCCACTATCTAATTGATACCCTACTGTGTAATTTAAAACCCCTTGTGTAGGTTGGCTATTAAATAGAAATGTTTTTGTAATTGTATTTGTTGTAACTTCACGCTCTGCTGTTGTTAATCTTAGTGCGTCATCTACAGTACCGTTTCCTAAAAATTCTGCACTTGGCGAAACAAATCCGTCTTGAGTTGCACTTTGTACATCACCAACTTCAAGATCTTCCATGTAAAGTTTATTTGTAGTAATTGCATTTCTTTTAGTTACAGTGTGTAATGTATCAATTTCTGCAACAGCAAAAGATCCAATTTCAATTTCGTTTGCATTTTTTCTTGTAAGTGTAATACCACCTGTAGAACTTAATTCTACATGGCTTGTGCCAGAGTTTACATCTGTCAACTCAATATTTGTAGTACCTGGAGGTACATCTAAAGTATAATCAACATCAATCATCATTAGATCATTACCTGCTGATGTTAAAACTTGACCTCCTTGATCTGTGTTATTAAATGAATGATAGTAAAATGTTCCAGGAGCAGAATCGTTTAATTCAATTTTAATTTTTCTATTAGTAGTTGATGTAAAGTTTAAATTATAATCTGCTTTAGAAACTGGTAAATCGTCAATAAGATAAGTTACACCAGTTGCATATTCGTCACCACTAATTGCACCACTTACAGAACCGTCTTCTGTGTTACTGAAAGTTAGTGGGTGATTGTATCCCCCATATCCAGCATTTGATGCATCGCTTTGATCAAATATATATGTTCGACCTTTTACAAGTGTGACATTTTTACGTTCAACACCGTCAAGGTAATATGCTCCTGTAATTTGACCTGTTGCTGTATGAAATCCCACAGTTACAGCAATAGTCCCGCTTGGACTAACAGTTGGAACATTCCAACTTACTCCGTCTCCTCTACGAATACTAAGTGTATCAGTTACACTATCTGCTTCAAGAGTCAACTCAAGGTTGCTTCCGTCGGGTGAATAAAGTTTAATAAATCTAAATATGTCGTGTATTGCTGTAGGCATAGCCAGTATTTTTCCTATCGTTATATGTATTTATTAAATACCGTATGCTCATAATTGGTAACGGAGAAAGCCGTAAAGGCATTAAATTAGATAATATACCCGGTGAAAAGATAGGGTGTAATGCTATTTTCAGAGAAGCAAAAGTACGACATATTGTATGTTGCGACCGCCGCATGGTAACAGAAGCAGTTAAAAAGTTTGTAAATCTAAAATCAGGTATATGGACAAGAACTGACTGGAAAGATGAGTTTGGAGAAAAGCATAATATAAATGCTGTTCCAGGACTATGGTACTCTACAGATCAAAAAAAAGATCAACCATTTCATTGGGGTAGCGGACCTTATGCTGTGTATATAGGATGTATTCTTGCTAAACAAAACGAAACTATAGATATGTTAGGATTTGATTTACATAGCAAATCTAACACTGTGAATAATATTTACAAGGGAACACCTAATTACGATAGTGTAGATTCTCGTGCAGTAGATCCAAGTTTTTGGATTCATCAAATATCAAAACTATTTGAACATTATCCAAATAGGCAGTTTAGGATCTTCAATAATAATGACTGGGAGATGCCCGAAAGTTGGAAAAAGAATAATGTTTCGTTTTTTAACTTGACACAATTTAAAGAGATGTTAAAATATAGTGATGTATAACCAAGAAAACCTATCCTTATTTCCTACACTTGTTAGTGCATTTGATTTAAATGGACATATTGAAATTGAAAAGTGTTTGGAAATAATTAACAAATATGAAACTGGAGATCATGCTTTAATACTAAAAGGCAAAAGCAGTTTTATAAATGGTGATGAAGAATTTTTATTCAACCCAGAATTAAAAAAGTTAAGAGCAGATATACAAAATTGTATTGATTTATATTGTAGAGATGCAGGACTTGAAGAAAGTATTTTAGGTACAAGTTGGTTCAATGTATTAGGAAAAGACGGACAAGTAGACAAACATAGACATGAAGGTAGTGTTGTAAGTGGAGCATTCTATCCATATGTTGATGAAGATAGTTGTCCATTAATTTTTGAATCACCATTACGTCCTTTGCGTATGAACGATGTATTTGAAAACCAAAATCCTTACAGCAGTTATTTTGCAAGTTGCAAACCTCGTTCAGGTTTACTTTTAATATTTCCAAGTTGGTTGGAACATAGAACAGATCCAAATCCAACCGAAAAACGAATTACAGTAAGTTTTAACACAATGCGTAAAAAACTTATTCCTTTGGTTGCCGCCAAAATGCATCATTATGGTCATTTACCGGTTGACAAAGAATAATAAATTCTGTATAATATACAGTATGTTTAATAAAGGACTTGGCGTCAACCCTTCTAATTCTGCCGCCACATATTTTAGTAGGAGAGAAATATATGGCAAAACATTATAGTACAAAACATTACGGACACAACATAGGCTTATCGGCAGTGTTTAGACAGCCTAATGCTGATCATTCACATTGTCATTTGCTACATGGTTATAGTTTAGCATTTACATTTACATTTGGTTGTGATCATTTGGATAACAAAAACTGGGCAGTAGACTTTGGAGGACTAAAACCTTTGAAGGCTTGGCTTGAAGATAGTTTTGATCACAAGGTAGCAGTGGATAAAAACGATCCGCACATGGATACACTAAAAGATCTTGAAACAAAAGGTTTAGCAGAACTACGTATCTTTGACGGTGTAGGTGCAGAGAAGTTTGCGGAACACGCATTTAACTTTGCAGACAAACTAATTAGAGAACAAACTAATAATCGTTGTTATGTAGTAAAAGTCGAATGTGCAGAGCACGGGGCCAACTCAGCAATCTACGAAGGTTAAAAAATGAAAAACTATGTTGTATGCCTAAAGTGGGGCGACAAGTATAGTGCGGAATATGTTAATGTGTTAGCCAACATGGTTGCACGAAATACCACTGTTCCTTATGAGTTTGTATGTTTTACTGACAATTCAAAAGGTATTCAATCGGGCATAAGAGTTTTGCCACTACCTAATCTTCCAATATCTGGTTGGTGGTATAAGCCTATGTTTTTTGATCCGCATTTACCTATTAACGGAAATATTTTATATTTTGATCTTGATGTTATTGTTTTTAACAATATTGATCATTTGTTTACATACAATGACGATAAGTTTTGTATCTGTAAAGACTTTAATAGACACCTAAGACCAGACTGGAAAAAGATGAATTCAAGTGTGTTTAGATTTAAAAGTGGCACACAAAATCATGTATGGACTACATTTGTCGAACAACAGTTTGTTGCAACCAAACGTATGCATGGAGATCAAGATTGGATCTATAGTCAAGTAAGAAAAGATTTTTGTTTTTGGCCAGATGAATGGATACAGAGTTATAAATGGGAAATGCGAGGCAAACCGGAAATGACACGTATTAATGGTGTAAGGAATTTTACTATTCCAGGAGAGCCAAAAATAAAACCCGAAACCTGTGTTGCAGTATTTCACGGAGAACCTCATCCACACAACTGCGTCGATCAATGGTGCAAGGATAATTGGAAATGAAACACTTTATATTTGATGTTGACGGAACACTTACACCAAGTAGACAAAATATAAATCCAGAGTTTAAAACATTTTTTAATAACTTTTGTCGTAAGCATAAAGTATCTTTGGTTACAGGAAGTGATAAAACAAAAACTGTAGAACAATTAGGAGAAGACACTTATAATATGTGTCATACTGTTTTTAATTGTAATGGCAGTGATGTATGGCAAAGTAAAAAGAATATTCACACAGACAATTGGACATTGCCAGAAGATGTACACGAATGGTTAGCCGGATTTTTAACAGAAAGCAAGTTTGTACTACGCACCGGCCTACACTTTGAACATCGGCCAGGAATGTGTAACTTTAGTATTGTAGGACGTAATGCAACATTAGGCGAACGTATGTTATACGCTAAGTTTGATAAGCAAACAAATGAACGTAATACTATTGCCAAAATGCTTAACAAAAGATTCAAATACGTTGACGCAAAAGTTGGTGGAGAAACTGGTATTGATATTTCAAGAAAACACAGCGATAAATCACAGATTTTCAAATATTTTGATAACAATGAAGAACTACACTTTTTTGGTGACGCAATGCATACAGAAGGGAATGACTATCCTTTAAAGAAAGTAATACTTGACAAAGGTAGAGGGGTTTGTTATAATATACAAGACTATAAAGAAACTTGGAATATATTAAAAAGACTATGATTAAACGTATAGGTTTTGCCTGCAAATATATGCACCCTGATCAAACTCAGAAGAAGAAACTTCTTGAGGAGATTCAGCGTCCATTGAACACACGCAGTACAACTGTTGCATGGCTTAATAGGCAAACAAGAGAAGTTGCCGAGCAACGACTGTGGGACATTATGGTTCACAACATACAGTCATATGAAAACTTGATTAGATACGTAGGAGGATTACCAAATGAACTTAGAATGGTTAGGTTGGGAAGTGACGTCTTACCTGTTTATACTGAGCCTACTTGGTCTTACTTCTGGCGCAAGCCTGATGTACGACAATATTGTGAGAATCACTTCGCTCACGTCGGCGCAACGGCTCGTGAACTTGATGTTAGGTTGTCTATGCACCCTGGTCAGTTTACTGTACTTGCGTCAGATAATCCTGATATTGTAAATAGAAGTATAGAGGAGTTTGAATATCATGTGGATGTCATCAGGTGGATGGGATACGGCAAGTCATTTCAAGACTTTAAATGCAATGTACATATATCGGGTAGAAAAGGTCCACAAGGCATCATTGACGCCTTACCGCGACTCTCGCCCGAAGCAAGAAACACCATCACGATCGAGAACGACGAAATGTCGTGGGGCATCGACGCAAGCCTCGAACTTGCAGATCACCTTGCCCTCGTTCTTGACATACACCATCACTGGGTCAATAGTGGTGAATACATTCAACCCACCGACGATAGATTTAGTCGCATAGTAGATAGTTGGCGTGGTGTGCGTCCTGTTATTCACTACAGTGTAAGCAGAGAAGATTTACTTGTAGGACATAACGAAAACACTTTGCCTAACATGGAAGAACTGCTTGAACAAGGATTTAAGAAAGCAAAACTCCGTGCCCACAGTGATTTTATGTGGAATTCAGCAGTTAATGACTGGGCTCTATCATTTAACGATCTTGCAGATATTATGGTCGAGTCTAAGGCTAAGAACCTGGCCAGCATTGGACTATATGATTATAGGCTAAATACTGTATGCGATTTAGACAACTCACAGATTGTAAAAGAACACGCTCAAGAACTTGTCAGTGTGAAAGCCTGAAACTAATAGTAGAAGCAAAAGAAGCAGTTACGGCTGTATGTGACTTAGTCCATTCAGACTCTGTTAAAGGCACTATTTTATTCATGCAGAAACCAGGCACTGCTACTCTTATAAAGGGTAGAATAACTGGTTTGAGTGAAGGACTTCATGGATTTCATGTTCATGAATTTGGGGACCTATCCAACGGTTGTGAAAGTGCCGGAGGCCATTACAACCCCGATGATGTGGAGCATGGCGATCTCGAAAACGGCCATGTCGGTGATTTGGGCAATGTTCAAGCAAACTCAGACGGGGTCGCTGAGTTCACAATTAAAGCAAACCGCATAGATTTAATAGGCGAAAGAAGTATCGTAGGCAGAGCATTAGTAATACATGAGAATGAAGACGATCTCGGCAAAGGCGGAGATGAAGAATCACTCAAAACCGGAAACGCAGGTGATAGATTGGCTTGCGGGGTAATTACACTTACCAAAGGAGAATAACGTGTTAAATTGGATTAAAAGTATTTTTACTACAAAAACAGAAAAGACTCAAAAACTTTCTGATCATGTAGCAAAAAAGAAACCATTACTTCTTGTCCCTTCAAAAGCAGAACTTAAAAAAGAAACTAAAGTTAAGTTAGAGCAAATGGGCAGAAAACATGGAATCGAACTTGATCGCAGACTTACTAAAGATAAGTTAGTGAACGAGTTACACAAACATATGAAGTCACTTAATAAGTAAAGGAGAAGAATATGTTAGATAAATTTAAAGGTTGGGTTTCAAAGCGTTTCACAGAAAGAACTTCTTGGGACGGTGCGGCTCTTATTGCATTAGGCATTGTTGTGCTTATTGCTAAACCATTAGCAGGCATTCTTGCATATGCGGCAATCGCATATGGTGCTTGGACTATTTGGAAATCTGAATAATTATAACTGATCGATAGTTATTAAACCATCAACTGTTGTGTTCAATTTGCGTCTTTGTTCGACGCCTTTCTTTTGTGCAAATCGTTTAGGGTCGCAACTTGGACACACATGGTTGAAAGCATTATCTAATCTTTTAGAATCAACTTTACCTTTGTCACGTTTAAATTCTTCGTGGCAATTATCACACTCAAATATAACCACAGTCTTTACACGCTTGTAAGGGTGTGTTTTTCCTTTTTTAGATTTTCTAACGTACCATTTGACTTCTTGTTCTGTTCTAACAAACATACAAGTATTTACCTATTTACATTCGGATTACAGAAAATATAATAAATACATAGGAGAAGGAAGTATGTCGGATATAGTAAAACTAACGCCAAACGCTGTAGAGCATATGAATAGTATGCTTAAAGAACACGCTAAACCAATAGTGCGTTTAAGTTTAAAAGGCGGAGGTTGTGCTGGATTCAAATATGACTGGACTTTAGACGATAGCAAAGAGTTTGATGATGAAGTTATTAAACTTGACAACGGAGAGTTTGCTATGGACAGTGCCAGCATAATGTACTTGTTAGGTAGTACAATAGATTATAAAAAAGAAGTATTTGGATCATACTTTACAATAGAAAACCCTGCTTCAACATCAAGTTGCGGTTGTGGTGAGTCAATAGGATTTTAGGGGTAACATATGCCAAAAAGAGTAATTAATATCGGTGTTGAAGGAAATGACGCAACGGGTGATAGTATCCGCGATGCGTTTAGTAAAACTAACGAAAACTTTTCAGAACTTTATGCTGTATTTGGACAAGGCGGAACAATTCGTTTTACAGCACTTTCAGATACACCAGATGATTTAGGCTCAAACAAGATACCTGTATCAAACGATAGTGGATCTGAACTACTAATGAAAAATGTAGTTGGAGGTCCAGGTATACTTATAGACAACACTGATCCTGATCAACTTGTAATTACAAACAGTGGTGGTAAGATTAATTCAGATTTACAACCACAACTTGGTGGCTTCCTTGACGGAACATCAAACTATACACTTGGTAATATTGGTCCTATCAATGACGCTTCAGCAACAGCATTTAACACTACCCACGGAACAAGTATTCAAGTTGGAGACCTTGTTGCAGATAAAAAATATAACGATGTAAGTTATCAAAAAAGATTTACTGCAAATAGAATGAGATCAGAACCAGTTGATGGTTCAGAATATACATTATTAATTGGTAGTTTTATCAATAACAATTTGATTATCGCCGGTCATGGATACGATCATAATATCAACGGTACACCTTTTAGATATGAAGTATCTGGAGGTTCAGCCGCGGCAGAACTTAATGACAATCAAGTTTATTATGTAAGATATGTAAATGCTAACCAATTAAGTTTACACAACACACCAGCAGACGCTATTGCAAATACAGGAAAAATTTCAGCGAACCAAGGTGCCGCAGGGAATCCAGGTGGAACACACACATTAGTTGATAACGATTATAACAGTGGATTGTATGGATCATATCTAAGCACAGAAGCAATGCCACGAAGTGCTACTGTACGTAGACAAGGTGATGATATGGAAGGTCCTTTGTACCTACATGATCATCCAGGTAACTTAGCCGGCAGTGGTACACCAAACGATATCGATGATTTACAAGCGGCTACAAAATTTTATGTTGACAATTCAAGTTTTACAAGTATTGTTGACTTGTATGTCAGAACAAATGGTGATGACGAACAAAGATTTTCACCAGTAGGTAAAGAAGGACGTTCATTACAATTTGCATACAAAACAATTGGTAAGGCTTGTGAAAAGGCAGAAGAATTAATTTTAACTGCACCTTTAGAACCAGGTGCTTATGTACAAACAGTTACATTCAATGACGGAGCAGACGATTCTGTTATTAATAGTTTAGGAATTACATCTACTCACGTAGACGGCATTCCGGCGGCGGCATTGTTACGTGCTAACAAAAAATTTATACAAAAAGAAATTGTTGCATATATTAATCAAACCTTTCCAGACTTTCAATATAATCAAAATATTTGCGAAAGAGATATGGGTTATATTGTTGAAGGTCTTGCAATTGATATTGAAAATGGTCTTAATGCAAACTTCCAAGCAATTCAAGTTGGTAAAAGATATTACAGTTCAGTATCTGGACAAATTGCAAGAACAACGCAATTAAGTGAAACACTTGCAGGTATTAATTATGGTAAAACAATTATTAATATTATTTTGCAAAATGGTACAGTTACTCCGATACGAAACGATGACGGAATCACTCAAGTAATTGATGTTGCTCAAGTAGTAACTTCTACAGTAAGAAATGCTGTTCTATCTAAAATTGATATTTCAACAAATATTATTGAAAATGGTTTAGGCACTCTTGATACAACTACACTAATTGAAGGTTCAACTATTACACTTACTGTTTCAAATGGTGGTCAAGGTTATGTTGACCAAGGTGCTCCAAACAATGTAGATATTTTACCTGGTAAAATTTTAAGAGGTAAAACATCTGGTGCATTAGGAAGAATTGTAAAATACACAAGAGGTGCAAACGAAGATCAAATTAGAGTATTCTTAATTGAACCTAAAACTTTTGTTGCTGAAGAAAGATATGAATACGGTAATTTTACAAACACTACACAAATTTGTATTCATGTAGAGTCAGGAATTTTCTACGAAGACTTTCCTATTAAACTTCCTGCAAACTGTTCTATTAAAGGTACGGACTTTAGACGTTGTCAAATTAGACCTAAGCAAAGAGCATCTCAGTCTAAATGGATTAATACCTACTTCTATAGAGATGCAAACTTTGATGGATTAGAATTATTACCTACACAAAATTTAAATGCTGTAGACATTCTAAATCAAAACAGAGAATTTGTTAAAGACGAAACTATTGCTTATATTACAGATCAAGTAGCAAATGCAACACCTGGATCAATTTGGGAAAACTTTACATATAACGAAGCCAAATGCGAAAGAGATGTAGGAATTATCTTAAATGGTATTGCACACGATTTAAAATATAACGGTAATGCAAAAACTTATGAAAATGCCGCAAAGTATTATGTAGGAACTCAAAGTTTAATTGTTGGTCAAGAAGCACAGACCGCGGCGGCAAATACATTTACAAGAGATCTTGTATCAAATACAATTTTACCACAGGCGGCTTATACTCCGCTACAAACAGTTACTTCACAAACTACTGGATTACCTGCCGCAGAAGCAGGAACACCTGCTACAGTTGTAACTTTAATGGATTACATTATTGATGTTATTCAAAATGGTTTAGCAAACTTACCTGACTTAGTAGATCCACGCTATGGTTATCACTATACAGTTGATCCTACTAAAGCAGTTAACCAAGGTTCAGATGGAGTTTCTAATCCAGGTAATTTCCCAGGTGCGGCTGAACTTATTCAGTTGAATAAAGATTTTATTATTGAAGAAACTATTGCATATATTAATGCAACATATCCTGCTTTAAATTATAACGAAAGTAAATGTCGCAGAGACACAGGCTTTATTGTTGACGGATTAGTTAGTGATTTAATAGACGGCGGAAGAGCAAGTTCACTTGCAAATCAAGCGGCATACTATGAAGGTGCTGTAGCCGGCCAAGAAGCAGAAACAACTGATGCAATTAATTATATTAAAACTATTGGTGCAGACGTATTAGCAAAAACTGCATTCAGTGCAAGTCGTCAATCAAATGTAGCACAAAATACTACGGCAAGTGCAGTTGCAGAAGCAAATGCTCAAACAAACCACGATGCATTAATTGATTGTGTTAAGTTTGCTTTTGATTCAAATTATAATCCTCCGAAAAGAAATGATCAAATCGATGTGTTTATGATGAATGATTCTAACAGAATTATGAACGTAACAATGCAAGGTCATGGTGGATTTGCTCAAGTACTTGATCCAGAAGGACAAATTCTAATTAAATCTCCTTATGTACAGGTTTGTGGATCATTTAGTAGATCACAAAACAAACAAGTATTTGCGGGTGGTATGTATATTGATAACTTTACTTCTAACTTAACAATGACAGTTATAAGCAAAGATGATCCATTTACACTTAACGTATCAAGTGGTGTTGGAAGTGGTCTGAGACAAAGACGACCAGAAACACCATGTCCTTTCTATATTCAAGGTATACGTTATCAAGTTGATGCTGTTACAAACTATGACCAAGCGGCAGGTACTGCAACACTATTCCTAAACCCAACATCAGGTGAAGGAAACGGATTTACTTTTGCAGACTTTACAGACATTGTATTACAGTCCGCTGGTAATACTTCAATGTTGGCAAACGACTATACACAGGTTAACGATTTAGGTTATGGTATTGTTGTTAACAACGGCGCACTAACAGAACAAGTTTCAACATTTACATATTACTGTCATGCGGCATATATGGCAAACAATGGTTCACAGATTAGATCACTAAACGGTTCTAACTCAAATGGTAACTATGGTTTAGTTGCGGCAGGCTCAGATCCAAATGAAGTTATTGACCAGATTACACTTGTTGAAAAAATGGTACAGAACGCTCGTGTTTATGACGATGGTATTTCTATACTCAACGAAGCAGGAAAAAATATTGTTTATGTTTACGATGTAGATTACATTCCAACTAATATTTCAGAACTTGAAATCAATCATGGCGGAGCAATTGGTATTGTAAGATATGAAATAGCAAGTATCCAAACAACTTCAGAGACGCCGGTAGCAGGTGCTTCAAGAAATGGTAACATCTACAAATTAAACATTTCGGGTAATGAAGGTTTAGCGGCGGCCTTAACAAATAATCAAAAGGTTACAATTAGACAACTTCAAAACTTTGTATTTGACGATTTGAAAAATATTGCAGTTATTAGACCATCAACTGCTATTGTATTTGACGAACAAGACGATTACACATATAGAACTATTTCATTCAACGGCACTGATGCTGTAGGTCAAGCATTACCAGGTGCTAATCAACAGTTAGTTACATTTGATGCAAACTATGATTACATTAGATTAATTGTAGATCAATCTGGAGTATCAGATACAACTTATGCTCCAAGTGGTACACAAGGTGCTACACAAGGAGATACTGTAATTGCTGTAACTACGCTTACAGAAGAAAGTGAAATTAATCGACTTAACAACGGCGATATGTTGTTTGGTTGGGACGGTAAGGTTCATAGAATTTTAAGTTACTCACAAAAACCAACGTATGGTATTATTACTATTGAAGATGTTAACGATATCAACGATGCGGCATTAGGCGATAGTATTGTTGCTTCTGGATTAAACAGTCCTGTAGCAAGTGCTAATGCAATTACTTTACGTGTTGGATTAGATGGTGGAGAAAACGCAGGACTAACTGTTAACATTTCAGTATGTAGAGCGACTGGACATGACTTTAATGATATTGGATCAGGAGGATTTAATACTTCTAACTATCCAAGTAAGATTTTTGGAGCACCACAAGAGCCAGTACAAGCAAACGAAGTTCAAGAACGTGAAAAAGGTAGAGTGTTCTATGTTAGTACAGACCAAGATGGTTTCTTCCGTGTTGGTAGATTCTTTACAGTTGACCAAGGTACTGGTCGAGTAACATTCGCGGCAAGTATTGCATTAAGTAACTTGGACGGTATTGGATTCAAACGTGGTGTTGTTATTACTGAATTCTCAAGTGATGACGGTATGACAGATAATGCTGTTGACTCAGTACCAACTGAATCAGCAGTGCGTGGTTATGTAAACAGACGTTTACACATTGATGAAAATTCACAATTAGTTACAAATCCAATTGGCGCAGGCTTCCTTGCATTAGACGGTGCTACATCACCAAGTTCAAATATTAGTTGGGCAAACTATAATATTACAGCATTAGGTGATCCTGGTTCAGACTTTGATGCAACAAATAAACGTTATGTTGATGGTCGAACACCATTTGGTGAATCATTAATGTATGGCACAGGTACTAATGGTACAAGAAATGCAAATGATATTTTAGTATGGACAGGTACCGAATGGGATACTGCTACCCCAACAGGATACTTTGAGTTCACATATAATGCCGTAGACAAAACAGTTGCAACAGGTATTACAGACGGTAGTATTGTTAACGCAGATGTAAATGCCGCGGCTCAGATTGCACAAAGTAAATTAAATATGCAGGCCGCAGGTGTAAGAGCAACTGCCGCTGGTATTACACAAGGTAACTTAGGTCTTGCTGTATTTGATAGTGTAGTATTCAGCAGTAACAATGGCTTTATTAGCATTGACGATGGTCAACTACCAATTGAAAAATTAGCAAATATTCCAGATGATACTGTAATAGGTAGAGCACAAGGAGACAGTGCATCAGGTGATGTAAGTGCTATTCCGTTTTCAACTATTGTTAACTCGGGCGGTACATTTACAACTATTGGTTCTCCTAACGCTATTGTTAAAACACATACAGATGGTTCAATTAACGTTCAAGCATTAGAAATAGACAGTGCAAGAATTATTGATACATCGGGTACAACTGTAAACTTTACAAACCCTGGTACAACACTATTCCTAAGTTCACAAACCACAGGTGGCGGTGTTACTAATAACTCAATGACTGGTAACTTAAATATCGGAAATGCAAAATCTGCAGAAAGTACATTCCAAACAAACAGTGCATTGGCTGGTGAAAACTATATGGCCGCTGACTGGACTTATACTTCATTTATTGAAGCGCCAGGCGAAGGTGATACAAACTCAACTGGTATTGGTATTGGTGCAAATAACGGATTTACATCAGCAGATCAAATTGGTTTAATTACTGGCGGTACTGCAAGACTTGTAGTAACAGACACAGCAACTATTCCAGGTGAAACAGATGTGTACGATTTAGGTAGCACAACAAAACGTTATAATAATGTTTATGCTATTTCGACAAGTGCTCAGGCAAACACAGCACTATACGCTGACTTAGCAGAAAATTATCTTGCAGATGCTACATATGAAACAGGTAGCGTTTTAATATTTGGTGGTGAACAAGAAGTTACTGTTACACAACTGAAAGACGATACAAGAGTAGCAGGTGTTGTTTCAGAGAAACCGGGTTACTTAATGAACGCAGGTGCAGAGGGCGATTTTGTTACAGCGATTGCATTACAGGGTAGAGTACCTGTAAATGTTGTTGGTATTGTTAAGAAAGGTGACTTGTTAGTAACAGCAAGTGTTCCAGGTTATGCAATAGTAAACAATAGTGCAAAAGTTGGAACTGTAATTGGTAAAGCATTACAAGCCAAAGACGATCCCGGATACGGCACAATTGAAGCAGTGGTAGGGAGAGTGTAATGGCACAAAGAATTATAAACATTGGTTCAAGTGCAAACAAAGGAGACGGAGATCCAATCCGTACAGCATTTGGCAAAGTCAATGATAACTTTACAGAACTATACGGAAAAGTAACTGTATTAGAAGGACAAATTGTTCTTGTACAAGATGTTAAAGGCGATGTGTTTAGTAGTGATAGTTCTAAAGCATACGATTCAGCAACTGGAACATTTTACGGAAAGTTTGTTGGTGATCTAAAAGGTACTATTGCCGCTGATGATTCAACTATATTAGTTGACAGTGTTGCAGGAAAACTTAATGCAACTGCACTTACAGGTGCTTTACCAGCAATAGATGGAAGTAATCTAACTAACCTAACTTTCCCAGCACAATCGTTTGCTTCACTAACAGGTAAGCCAACCACAGTAGCAGGTTACGGTATTACTGATGCATTAACAAGTGTACCAGCACAATCGTTTGCAAGTTTAACAGGTAAACCAACTACAATAGCAGGTTATGGAATTACAGATGCTCAATCAACACTGGTATCAGGAACCAGCATCAAGACCATCAACGGAACTTCATTGCTTGGTTCGGGTGATGTTACTATATCAGGTGGCGGCGGTGCTGATTTATCAGCAGTCAATCAAAATTATACACCGGATACTGATAACGCATACGATTTAGGTATTGCGGCAGGCAATTTCCTAAGAACAGGTTATTTCGGAACCAGTGTGGTGATTGGTGATGATCAATTTAGTGCCGCTACACTTAGTCGTAATAGTGATGGACATTTAGTATCCAGTTCGACCATTAGCACATTCGGTCTAACATCAAGTTCATATCTGTCAATAAGTGCTGGGTTTGGTGGATTAATTTTCTGGGGGGAAGAACCAACTGGCGGAGCCAATGGTCATAGCGGGTTCAACGGAAACGGTGAAATGGTTTGGTTTGGTGGCAACTATTCACAAAACGGTCCAACATATCAATTGGACAGAGATCAGGCAAACCTACAGATTGGTGGCGCAGTTACCAAAACAATTTCAGGTGTTACGCTGGGTGCGACAACAAGTTTAAGTTTTAGCGATCCATATTACTTTAGTCCCAACTCAACGGTAACCATTACAGGTGTTGTGGGAACAACAGAATTAAACAATCAAACATATTTCATAAACGATTCAGGTCAATTGTTCACAGACGCGGCACTGACAACACCACTAAACAGTTCAGCATTCACACCGTATGTGTCAGGTGGAACGGCAGTGGTTGCTCCAAGAGCAACAGCAAGTTTACCCGTGTTACACAGTGCTCCAACAACTCCTAAGAGTGGTATGATGGCAGTGGCTGATGGAACCAACTGGAACCCAACAAGCACAGGAACAGAAACAATGGTTGTTTATCTGGGCGGTGCTTGGAGAACAGTAGCAAATGCATAAAAATAAATACAGTATATAGGAAAACATAATGGCAGATAGAATACCACTAATAGTAGACGTAGATGACGGTAATAAGTTAAAAGAATTACCTATCGGTGATAACCTTAACTTAACTGGCTCAGGTATTGTAGGCGCTGGTAATATTGCCGCAACAAGTTTAACAATCGCGGGAGTACCGTATAATCCTTTTAGTGGGCAGTATGCTGACTTAATAGGTACTCCAACTATTCCATCTACTACAGACGATATTGTAGAAGGTACTAAAAAATATCTTACAGACGAACGTGTTGATGATAGAATTGCGAATTTTCTTGTTGCTGGTTTAGGTATTAATTTAACTTATAATGATAGTGCTAATACTCTTACTATTGAAGCAACTGGTGTTGGTTCAGGTGGAGGTGGTGGTGGCGCTACTGCACTCGATGGATTAACTGATGTTACTCTTACTAACCCAAGCAACAATCAATTATTAAAATACAACGGAACTATTTGGGTAAACTCTACTATAGCATATACAGAATTAACTGGACGTCCTACTTTTGCAAATGTAGCAACATCAGGCAGTTATAACGATTTAAGTAACAAACCATCTATTCCAAATGATATCAGCGATATGGTTGATGTTGATACACAAAGTACACCACCTCAAACAGGACAAGTGTTAAAATGGGATGGTATTAAATGGTCTCCAGCAGATGATATTACTTCAGGTGGTTCAGGATTAAATGCAGATACGCTTGACGGATTTGATAGTGCATACTTTTTAGATTGGAACAATGTTACAAACAAACCTACATATGCTTTATCAGATTTAAATGATATTAGTTTATCATCATCTGCCAGTGGACAAGTTTTATACTATGATGGTATTAGTTGGATTAACTCAACTAATCAACCAGACTTTAGCAACATACTTAATAAACCTACAACTATAGCAGGATACGGAATTACAGATTCTCCTGAAGTACTTACAGACATTGGTATTTCAGACGGCAGTGCAAATGAATTTTTAACTACTGACGGGGCTGGCTCTTTTACATTTACAGATACATTAAGCGGAGGTGTGCTTACAGCAACATCAAGTTTAAACTTTGCTGGTAGTCCAGTAACTGTCAACAATATTGATAATGATAGCACATTTACAGCAAACAGTGGAACAAGGCTTGTTACGCAAAGTGCGATTAAGGCTTATGTTGATAGTGCTGTTGTTCCGCAAAACCTTTTTGAAACTCTTAGTGCTGAAACAGGTACTACTACAGCAGACAATGCTACTGACACATTTAACTTTGTAGGTAGTGGTGGTATTAGTACAACTATTGTTGGTGACACTTTAACTATAACAAACACTGCGCCAAATGTAGATCAAAATATTTTTAATTTAATTAATATTACAGGTGGCGTTCAAGATAGTATTAATGCAAATACTCAAACAACAGCAATTAACTTTACAGCCGGCACTGGGATTGCTATTACATCTAATAATACTACAAAAGAAATAACATTCACAGCAACTGGTGGTGGCGGTAGCGGAACACCAGGTGGTGCAGATACTCAAGTACAGTTTAACAATGCTGGTTCATTTGGTGGAGATGCTGACTTTGTTTACAATAGTACAACAAATACTTTAACTGTTGTAAATTTAGTTACATCATCAATATCACCACCAGCAACATTAACAGGCACATATACAATTTCATCACCAACTACTATTACACTTGATCCTGTAGATGAAATTATTAATGATGCTCCTATGAAGTTAGTGAGCAAAACAGTTACAGATTTAAGTACATTAGTGTCATCGGTTGGTGCTATGGTATTTTGTACAGATGAATCAGGTGGCGCTATACCTGCTTTCTACGATGGAACAAATTGGAGAAGAGTCAGTGACAGAGCCATTGTCTCTTAATGTTGAATGGATATAATTACAGATTTAGATACACAAAGAGAATATATTGTAACAGTTAAGAAAGGCGTTAACTGGAGAGAAGTTCACGCTGATTTAATTAATGATACATCAACAGACGATTCAGTTGATTCAACCATAGTTCCTGATAGAGTTTGCGAATGTTGTAAAGAAAGACCTAACAATCCAAGAAACACTCATTACCACTTAACAGAAACTGAAGCACGTAAACTAAGACAAGACCCAAGAATCGTTGATGTTCTTGCTGTAGAAACAATTCCGGAAATTCAGCCAAGAGCATTTCAAGACGGACAGTTTAATAGAAACAGTTCGAGTTTTGGAACACACGATAACTGGGGATTGCTCCGTCATGTAAACGAAACAAATGTTTATCAAAACAGCACAAGCGATCCTGGTGGAACTTATGATTATGTTCTCGACGGTACTGGTGTTGACGTTGTTATTATTGATACAGGTATTCAAGTAGGACATCCTGAATGGGAAGATGCAAACGGTGTATCAAGATTAAAACAAGTTGATTGGTATAACATCAGTGGAGTAACAGGTACACAACCTGCAAATTTTTATACAGATACAAATGGTCATGGAACACACTGCATTGGCACAATGGCAGGTAAAAACTTTGGCTGGGCAAAGAATGCTGACATTTATAATTTTACACTCTATGCAAATGCCAATAACATAGGTTGGGCAGATATGATTGATATCTTGACTTCTTGGCATACCAAGAAAAATGATGTTAACGATGCGGCATATACCGGAAGACCAACAGTGGTTAATATGAGTTTTGGTTATGTATGGTATATAGACACAAGCACAACTCCAAATCAAATTAAGTTTGCAAGTACCGGTACAGGATATGATATCACCGGCGGCCGTTACAGAGGTGTTACCCATACAGACACAACATATACAAATCTTAGACAGTATGGTATTAATGGAGAATATCAAGGCGGAACACTATACGGATTTCCAAGAAAGTTTGCATCAGAAGATGCAGATGTTGAAACGCTTATTAACAACGGAATTCATGTATGTTGTGCCGCTGGGAATGATAGCATGAAATGTGATGTTCCGGGTGGTGTAGACTATGACAATTACATAGCATTTACATTCTCAGGACAAACATACTATATGTATTATCACAGAGGCGGAACACCATCCACAGTAGAAGGTGGTAATGTATTTTCAGGACCTTCAGTAAACCCACCAGAGGATAATCCAGCAGGCGATATCAATGAAGGATTTTATGTAGGTGCTGTTGACAATACAGCAACACTACAAAATAGTGTTTATGTAGATAACAAAACATCATTCAGTCAATCAGGTCCAATGGTAAACATTTATACTGTTGGAAGATACGTTATAAGTGCCCAACCAAATAATATGGGATCAACTTATTCCTACGATTCAAATTGGCGCCAATCAAAATATTCAGGCACTTCAATGGCGGCACCACAGATGGTAGGTATGATTGCTTGTTTATTACAAGCACATCCTGATTGGACTCCTGGGCAAGTTAAATCATATTTCGAAAACAATGCAGTTGCTAATATGCGTGATACTGGTGCTAATAACGATTATCAAGTAAGTTCTACCATACATGGAGGACCAAACAGAATAGCATATTTTCCAATGAATGGGCAGAAACCATTTGATTATAGTTAAGGATAAATATTAGTATGACAATACAAACAGTTAATATCGGCGGCGTAGCAAATGACGGAACAGGTGATGATCTAAGAGAAGCCTTTGTAAAAGTTAATAATAATTTTGCAGAACTTGACTCACGTAATCCTGAACAAACAACAGCATCTAATCTTGGTACTGTTGGCGAAGGTGTATTTAAAGATAAAGAAGGTTTTGATCTACGCTTTAAAAAAATTGTTGCAGGAGGAAATGTAACTGTTACAGCAGATTCTACAGGCGTAATTATTTCAAGTGTAGGCGGCTTACAACAATTAACTGTTGCAACTGATTCTGGAAATATTACACTTGCAGAAGGTGATACATTTACGATTTCCGGTGGTACTAATACAAGCACTCAAACAAACGGTGCAAGTGGTATTACTATTAATTCTGTTACAGAATTATCAACAGATGCAACTCCACAACTTGGCGGTCACTTAGACGGACAAGGTAATGATATTACAAATGTTAGAAATCTACAAAGTTTAGTTTATAATGTAGATGTACGTGATATTTACGGATTTAACTTTTCCACGATAACTGGCGATACTTCAAGCATTATTGAATTTTTAAGTGCATCTGCAGATGTTGATTTAGGCACAATAACTGCACCATCTACAGTAAATATAGACGTAGGAACTATTACAAATCCATTATAAGCATAGTCAAAGATTCCGATAAATACTACTGAATAAGGAATTAAAATGGCTACAATCTGGACACAAAAAACAGGATCTAATCTCGGTATATTTGCTGAAAATGCATCTATACGTTTTGCCTTACCATTAAACACTACCAGCAACACAATTAATAATGTAAAAGTTATCACTGGTCAATTGCCAGGAGGCTTGCGCCTTGAAGGATTGTTTATTGTAGGTACACCATTTGAAGTACAAAGATTGACAGAATCTAAATTTGTACTTAGAGCAACTGACAGTAGTGGTGCTATTGAAGATCGAACATTTAGCATTTTAATCGACGGTGCTGATGAACCTGTCTGGACAACACCAGAAGGGTTATTACCTGTTGATCCTAACGAAAAATATTTTGTTCTTGATAATACACTGCTTGATTTTAAATTACAAGCAATTGATCCTGACTTACCAGCAGGTGATGAATTAGAATATTTTATTGCAGATGACGAAGGAGAATTACCTCCTGGAGTAAGATTGACTACTGATGGTAGACTTGTTGGTGTTGTAGAACCTGTACTTGCTTTAGATACAAGAGCAGGAAGCGGACACTATGATGCAAATGTTTACGGAACGTTTCCTTTTGATTTTGGTGAAAGAAGTGCAAACGGTTTTGATAGTTTCTTTTATGATACAAGAATATATGATGACAGAATTCCTACAAAGCAACCTCGTAAATTAAATCGCTTTTATGAATTTATTGTAAGTGTTTCAGATGGAGATACAATAGCAAAACGTAAATTTAAAATTTACCTTGTAGGTGATGATTTCTTAAGAGCAGACAATACAAAATTACAAATTGCAAATGGATTGTTTACTGCTGATAACACATATCTAAGAACACCATTATGGCTAACACCAGAAAATCTTGGATTTAGAAGAGCCAATAACTATCTAACATTTTTTCTTGATGTATTAGATACAGAAACTATTGCTGGTAGACTTGTATATACATTAGAACAAAACAATGACGACAACACGCCAAGTGAATTACCTCCGGGTATGACATTAGATAGCACCACTGGCGAAATTGCAGGTCGTGTTCCTTATCAACCTGCTGTAACAAAAGAATACAAGTTTACAATCAAAGCGACACGTTTCGGCGGTGTTCCTGAAACAATTTTAGCAAGTAAAAATAAAACCTTTAGAGTTAAAATACTTGGTGAAGTAGATTCAACTATTAAATTTTTAACACCAAGTAATTTAGGAAACATTAGTGCAAACTTTATTTCAACACTTGCTATAAAAGCAGAAACTTCAGTTCCAGATTCAAGATTAATTTATAGTGTAGTAACAGGATCTTTACCACCAGGTTTACAATTAGACATTAGTGGTGAAATTATAGGCAAAGTAAATCAATTTGGTACTGCTGATAAACCAGGACTTACTACTCTTGACAGCGGAACTATGACGTTTGATGGTGCAAAAACTATTATTGATAGAGAATTTAAGTTTACAGTAAAAGCGGAAGATAGATTTGGCTTTAGTGCAGTCGAACAAGAATTTACAATTGATGTTTTAGATCCAGATGATAATCTATATAGTAACTTGTTTATGAAGCCATTTATGAATCAGACAAAACGTAACGAGTACACAGCATTTATTTCTGATCCAAATATTTTTCCACCTGATTTAATTTATAGAAGCGGTGACCCAGAATTTGGTGTGCAAAAAGATATTAAGATGTTAGCATATGCTGGCATACTTACACAAGATATCAGAAACTATGTTGCCGCGGCGGCCAAGAATCATAAAAGAAGAAAATACAAAATTGGTGAAATTAAAAAAGCAGTTGCTAAAAATCCAGGAACAAATGATGTTGTTTATGAAGTTATATACGTAGAGGTTATTGATCCGTATATGCCTACAAATGGTAATACAGCAAAATCAATTAATGTTTCAAAGGCTAATAAAAGAATTACTGTTGATAGTGTACAGTTTGAATCTTTAGATGATAATAGTGCATTAGGAAGCGGTCAAAGTTCATTTAGTTTAGATGTTCGAGGAGTTGGAACACCAACAATTGAAGTTAAAAGTATTGGTAACGATTTAGAAATTGTAACCAGAGGAGGTCGTGTTGTATTTCCTACAGTTGGTAATATTAAAGTTATACTACGAAATGGTTCTACTGTAGTTTCTGAACAGGTTTTTAGCATTGAAAAAGCAGAGCCATATAGATTTAGACCAATATCAAATACATTAAAAGTTGACAGCGATGCTATTCAAGTTAGCCAAAATACCAGTAATAAAAAATATATTTCAAATATTAAAAATATGCGAGATAGAATCAGCGAAACAGGTATTACAGAACGTGACTTTTTACCACTATGGATGCGTACAGCACAAGAAAACAGTATTCAAGAATTGGGCTATATTACTGCTATACCCATTGCGTACTGTAAACAAGGAAACGCTGATCAGATCTTATTAAATATTAAAAACCAAGATTTCAATTTCAATAGTATTGACTTTGATATTGATAGATATATAGTAGATAGCACTACAGGTAAGAGTCAAGAACAATATATCCTGTTCGCAAACTACGAGTACAACATATAAAGCAGATAAATAAGTGTAGGAGAACACAAAATGGCAAGTAATATTGATGAAGTAAGTATTAATTCGGAATATCCTATTGCAGGACAAGATAACGATTCACAAGGTTTTAGAGATAATTTTGGTATTATCAAAAATAACTTTGTAGCCGCAAAAAACGAAATTGAGGATCTCCAAGATAATACTGCTAAGAAAAACGAAGCAAATAACTTTTTAGGTAATAATATTACTAATGCTAATTTGGTTAACGTTTCAGAAGAGTTAAACGCAGGTGGTACTCTAAGTTCTTCACAAGATGTAAACTTTACACTTGGCCCTGTTCAAACATTTACAGTAGGAGGTGATATCACTTTAACTACAACAGATTGGCCAGAATCAGGTAAAGTTGGAAAAATCAGATTAATTTTAATCAACGACGGTGAAGATCGAATTGTAACTATTGGTACAGAAGCAGGTAGTTCATTAAAATTTAATGCACGTTGGCCTAATAAATCTGGAGCAGGTACAGAAGGTGATCCTTATGTATTTGTAAACAACTTAACAGTTGATAGTCAGACTGATCCAGTAGTAATTGATTTTATGACTTATAATCAAGGGTCATCAATTTTTGTAGATTATATCGGTAAATTTTACTAATGCTACACCCAATTGAAGACAATTTAGAAAAATACACTACTCCACAAGTTGAAGATAAGTTACAAGAACTATCCAAAAAGTTCTATATGACACGAAATCCAGAAGTCAAAAACCAAATGGCAACATTAATTGAAATGTATAGAATTGAATTAAGAAGCCGTTATGCCAAAGAAATGGCAAAGAACCAAGATAAAGATCTTGACAATTTAATCAACATAAGTTAAAATACACTTATGCTTTTAAAAACAGATTCTAACGGAATACCTATCTTCTCTAATAAGAACTTAATTGATATGATTTATCAAGGTCATATTGATAAGTGTCATGTTGTTCTTTGTGACCCAAATGATGAAATTGAAAAGTTCAACAAGTACTCGAAAGAATTTGGATCAATAGAATTAAAACAGTATATTCCAATTGATGTAGAACAAAAAGATTTTGATGATGTATGTCAAAGTGAATGGTTTATACCAAATGAATACAAAGAGATAAATCCTAACAAATGGTTAGAAGCAAAATTAATGGAACAACTACAAATAGATGATCCTGACGCTTTGCGTGATACACAAGAGTGGATACGTGTTACTGAAGAACTAACAGAATTCTTTGCAAGAGGAATGTATCCTTTACTACAATATATGATTTATCTTGTAGACTTTATGCGTAAAAACAACATTGTGTGGGGTGTAGGACGTGGATCAAGTGTATCGAGTTATGTACTATATTTGATAGGTATACACAGAATTAATTCAATTCAGTTTGACCTGGATTGGCGTGAGTTCTTAAGATAAATACTCACATAATAGGAGAATAACTATGGCAGTAAAACAAACAGGTCGTAAGGTTTATAAAACAATGCAAGGTAAAGCAGTTGATATGGACTTATTACGCCAAAAGAACGAACTTACTCCTGCTGTTGGTAATGCCCGTGTTAATGCACGTGGTGATGAATTAGGACCAGGCGGAAAGATTATTCGTAAACGTGAAGATGTACTTGCAGATTATTATAGAGATAATCCAGAAAGAGTTCAAGATGAACTTCCTGTAGCAAAGAAATCGGAACCAGTCGCTACCGTTGTTGAAGAAAAACCTGCTCCAAAGAAGACTGCAAAACAAAAAGTAGAAGAAGTTCAAGCAGTTGACGAAGATTGGGTTGAAGACGACGAAGGCAATTTTGTTAAAAAAGGTGAGTAAATGGCAATTAATCTAAATGCTATCAAAGGTACAGTTAGACCTTTGCACGACAGGTTAATGGTTTCCGATATGGAGTTCGGAGAAGTTACAACAAAGGGAGGAATTATTCTTCCAAGTGATGATGGCCAACAACACGGTATCAAACCTCGTTGGGCAAAGATTGTGTCCATTGGACATGAGAATACAGATGATTACGAAGTTGGAGATTGGATTCTAATTGAACACGGACGTTGGTCAAGAGGATTTACAGTTGAAGATGAAAATGGAGAACAAAAAGTTCTCCGAACAGTAGACGCTTCGGGTGTGTTAGGCGTAGCAGACGAACCGCCAAGCGATCTTGCATACTATGGTGACGCTATTGATTTAAGTGGTGATAGTCACCGTCCAGAAGATTTTGTAAACTAAAGAGGTTAAATTGTCAAACGTAGATCTTAATAAGTACAAAGAATTTGTACAAGAAGTAACAAGTTTAGAATCAAACAAAACTATGGTGTTAAAAAACACCATGGAAGAATTAGAAAAAGAAAGTGGTGTTAACATAGCACTACTGCTAACAGGTGCAATTGGTATTGCATCAGAAGGAGGCGAGTTTAGTGAAATTGTTAAAAAATGTGTATTCCAAGGTAAACCACTTAACGATGAAACTAAGTTTCATGCTAAACGAGAACTTGGCGATATTATGTGGTATTGGATTAATTCTTGTAGGGCACTTGGCTTGGACCCTAATGAAGTCGTAGAAGAGAACGTTAACAAACTTAAGGCAAGATATCCAGGTGGCGAATTTGACGTACACTTTTCGGAAAATAGAAAAGAAGGCGACCTATAAAATACTTGACTTTATCAAAAATTAGTGTATAATAAACACTATGACAGTCGGTATAACATTCAGTACATTTGATCTATTTCATACAGGTCACGTTGCTATGCTCAAAGAAGCATCTGATCAGTGCAACCATTTAATTGTAGGACTACAAACAGACCCTACTATAGATAGACCAGATAAGAACAAACCTATTCAATCTGTTTTTGAACGTTATGTTCAATTAGCAGGTTGTAAGTATATTAACGAAATAATTCCATATTCAACTGAAAAAGATTTGGAAGATATATTACTAACATATACTATCCACAAACGCTTTATTGGCGAAGAATACAAATCAAAAGACTTTACAGGTAAGCAGATTTGTGTTGACAAAGGCATAGAAATATATTATAATAAAAGGCAACACTCATTTAGTAGTACTAATTTGAGACAACGAATAGTAGAGGCAGGTAAATGAAAGAACTATGGGTAGAAAAATATCGTCCTAAAACAGTAGACGGTTATGTGTTCAGAGATGAACATCAAAGAAAACAAGTGCAACAATGGATCAAAGAAGGCACTATTCCACATTTGTTATTTTCAGGTAATGCAGGTATTGGTAAGACAACACTTGCTAAAATTTTATTCAACGAACTTGAAATTAATGATTTAGACATTTTAGAAATTAACGCAAGTCGTACAAACAGTGTTGATGATGTTAGAGACAAAATTATCAACTTTGTACAAATGATTCCATTTGGAGAGTTTAAGGTTGTATTACTTGATGAGGCAGATTACTTGTCGCCAAATGCACAAGCGGCATTGCGTGGTGTAATGGAAGAGTATCATACAACAAGCAGATTTATTTTAACTTGTAACTATCCAAACAGAATTATTCCAGCACTACATTCAAGATGTCAAGGCTTTCATATTGAGCGTATTGATCAAACAGAATTTACTGCTCGTGTTGCGAAAATACTAATTGATGAAGGCGTTACTCCTGATTTAGATACACTCGACACATATGTAAAAGCAACATATCCTGATTTACGTAAATGTATCAATATGGTGCAAATGAATAGTGTAGATGGTACATTACAAAAGCCACAAGAAGGTGATACAGGCGAAGCCGACTACAAACTTGAAATGGTCGAACTGTTTAAAGCAGGTAAAATTAATCAAGCAAGAAAACTTGTTTGCAGTCAGGTACGTCCAGATGAAGTAGAAGATATTTACAAATGGCTATATGATAATATTACATTGTTTGGTGAAAAAGAAGATGACGCAGTTCTTATTATAAAACAAGGACTTGTAGATCATACACTTGTTGCAGACCCAGAGATTAATTTAGCCGCAACCATGATTCGTTTAGCACGTCTATAAACAGGATAATTATTAGTATGACATATCTTGTAAACGAAAACTGTATTAAATGCAAACATATGGACTGTGTTGAAGTTTGTCCAGTAGACTGTTTTTACGAAGGTGAAAATATGCTTGTAATCAATCCTAATGAATGTATTGACTGTGGTGTATGTGAACCAGAATGTCCTGTAGATGCTATTATTCCAGATAATGTAGAAGGGGCTGACAAGTGGTTGTATATCAATGAAGAATATTCAGCAAAATGGCCAAATATAACGCAAAAGTGCGATGAAGATGTTCCTTCCGATGCAGAAGATTATGCACACGAACCTAACAAGTTTGAAAGATTCTTTTCTGAAAAACCAGGCGGGAGCAAAAATGAAACCTCAAAAACTTAGAGCAAGTCATATTCTAATTAGCCATCAAGGCGCAACAGCACAAACAAGTAATCGTCCAGAACCTGCGGCTGAAGAAGAAGCAGGATTTATTATTCAAGATATTATGGAGGGACTTCTTACATTTGAACAAGCCGCAAAAGAACATAGTGCTTGTAGAATAAGTGCAAAGAATGGTGGAGACTTGGGTTGGTTTGATTATCCAGGTGATATGGAGTATGAAATTGCAAAGCCTATTAGTCAAATTAACAAAGATGAAATGTTAACATTTCCAATTAAAACAGAATACGGATATCATATTTTATTAAGGACAGGGTAATGGATTACTTTAAAGTATATAAAGGCACATCATCAGAACCTTGTGATATCACAATGGTAAAATACAATCGAAGCGAAATCTTAAATCCTATCCTTGAACAAAAAATTAGAAGTTATGGTGATTCTCTCGGACATAAAAGTAATGTAAAAGCAGACATGACTGAATTCACCATGTACGAAGATCCCGATTTTAAACGTATTTGTGATTTTGCAATTTTTCAATGTATTAGTAGTATAGAAGGTTTAAGTCAACGTGGAGCAGAAATGCTTCGATTTAATATTGTAGACTGTTGGGGAATGGTTTATAAAAGTAATAAAGGACATCACACTATTGAACACGCACATTGGCCAGCAACATTTAGTTTTGTATATTACGTAAACGCTTGTGAAGATTGTGCTCCGTTAGAATTTACAACAGCAAATTACAGTGTTAAACCTTTTAGTGGATTGATGGTTATCTTTCCAGGAAATACAAGTCATAAAGTAGGCGTACAAAAATGCAATCACGATAGAGTTGCAATATCAGGTAACATTAGTGTTACAATTAGAAAATCAGGAGAAACAGAATGAGCGTAAAATTAATTTCATATAGCACAGCACCAGAAGGCACAGACCTTGAAAACTGTCAAGAACTTATTGCCTATTGTGCAAGAGTTTCAAATCCAAGTAATCAAATGAATTCAGAAACAAGTGAAAAACTAATCAAGTATTTGATCAAACACGCTCATTGGTCGCCACTTGAAATGGTTAGTGCTTGTTTAGAAATTAACACTACAAGAGATATTGCACATCAAATCGTACGTCATCGTAGTTTTAGTTTCCAAGAGTTTAGTCAGCGTTATGCTGATCCAAAAGAGTTTGGAGATCAATTTGTATTGCGTGAAGCACGTTTACAAGATACAAAGAACAGACAAAATTCTATTAGATTAGGAACTACCCAACAGGAAATGAATCTAATCAACGAATGGGAATCACAACAAGAAAAAGTTATTGCGGCGGCTAAAGAAGCATACGAGTGGGCGATCGAAAATGGTATTGCTAAAGAACAGGCTCGTGCAGTATTACCTGAAGGTTGTACTAAGACACGTTTATATATGAACGGCACATTACGTAGTTGGATTCATTATATTGAATTACGTGGTGCTAATGGTACACAACAAGAGCATATGGATATTGCTCATGCCTGTGCTAAAGTAATCGCAGAAATTTTTCCATTAGCAAAGGATTTAGTAAATGAAGCAGAAGTTCATTGATGCATATATGGACGTTGCAGAGCGTTTTGCAAAATTAAGTTACGCAAAACGTTTAAATGTAGGTGCTATTGTAGTTAAAGATGATCGTATTATTTCAATTGGCTATAATGGTATGCCTTCAGGTTGGGATAATGACTGTGAAGAAGTTATTGGACAGGACGATGTAGGAGCATTGACATATAAGTCAAAGCCAGAAGTACTACACGCTGAATCAAATGCTATTGCAAAATTAGCCAAATCAAACGAAAGCGGAGATAATGCTACACTATTTTGCACACACAGTCCTTGTATTGACTGTGCGAAACTAATATATCAAAGTGGCATTAGCACAGTGTATTACAAAGATAACTATCGTAGTAACGATGGAATTGATTTTTTAAAGAAGTCAAATGTTACAGTAACTAAAGTATGATTAATTTTATAAAAAACTTATTCAAAAAACAAGAACCAGTAATTACCTTTGCTTGTCAAAGTTGGGGTGTACGTAAATATGCACCAATTGAACCTGCTGGCAAATTCTTTCCAGATAAGTTTAAAGAAATGTCACCATACTATAAAAAAGAACAACATAATATTGACAGTCACAAAACTGTAAGAGCCTGCCCTGGTATTACAGATTACATGAGTATGGGTTATGTTATTCCTGCTTGGTGCGACATTACTATAGAACCTACTCCAGATGGCAAACATATTATTACAAGATACAGTGACGAAATATATAACGATGCTTACCACCCTCAAGAACAGTTAGGCAAATTTATGGAACAAAAGTTTAGTGTTCGTGGTGCAGTAAAATTAGATAATCCTTGGTTTACATGGAACAAAAAGGGTTGGAGTACATTATATCTACCTATGTACTATCATGAAGGAAAGAACTGGGAAGCAGTTCCTGGTGTAATGGATCACGATTTAGGTGCTCCACAAAGTCCTATCAATATTATGTTAAAAGAAATTAAGCCTACAACAATTAAGATGGGCGAACCTTTAGTTCAAGTTATTCCTTTCAAACGTGAAAAACAAATAGCAAGAACTATGGAACTGAACGAAACTGCAATGAAACGTCAGTGGGCAATATCCAGCCTACACAAAATGACTTATGCAGGCTGGATTAAATGGGTAAAGACTAAAAAATTATATGTAGTTGACGCCCAGGATACTAATTTACCCGGTTAAACAACATCTCCATAAATTTCTAATACTTCTTTGACTGCATCATGTCTTTCAATATCTCCTTTATGAAATTCTACGACATCGATTTTTTCTGCTGACCCTTTTTGATCTAAATGCCTACAAAAGTCAATAAGTCCGTTATCTCTAAGTCTATCTGCTTGAGCCAAGTCGCCTGTAACAGCCATCTTAGATCCTTCACCTAATCTTGTTAATAACATCTTCATTTGATTTTGCGTTGCATTTTGCATTTCATCAGCAATGATAAACGAACTTTTAAACGTTCGTCCACGCATATATGCAAGTGGTGCAATCTCTACTACACCTTCTGCTATCATGCCTTCGATTTCATTTGCTGAAAAATACTCCTGAAGCACATCAAAAATAGGTCTTGTCCATGGTGCCATCTTTTGTTCAAGTGTACCTGGTAAAAACCCTAAATCTTCGTCTGCACTTACAGCAGGTCTTGTGACAATTATTTTGTCGATTTTCCCCTCTTTAAACTGCTTAATCGCAACTTGCACAGCCAACAGGGTTTTACCTGTTCCTGCCGGCCCAATGCCAAAGACTATGTCTTTCTTTGAGTCTAACAGTTGAAGCATATAAGTTTCTTGATTAATGTTTCGGGGTAGTATTTTGACTTCTTTTTTCTTCTGAGGAAGAAAGTTGTTGAATTCTACAATATTGCTATTGTAGTTTTTGCTCTTCCGAGCACTTCTTTTTGCACCCATGCAGTCCTCCTTTATGGATTATAACAAGTAGTCTGCATCGTATAGTTTTGACACTATACGTGCCTCCTACACAAATATTTAGTGAAGATCGCTCGTGATAAAACTACACTGTTATAAATGCTAACCGGATAAATAAGTGTATAAGATTGGATATTTAATATGAAAGATGTGTTAGAAGTAATCAAGAACGTACAGGGCATATACGAAAGCGATACTGCATTTACGGTTCTAAAAGACTTTGAAAGAGTGCTTGACGAACTGGATTTATATGTATATGATAACTGGGAAGATGGCGAAATTGTATCAGGTCCTAATATTAAAAGACACTGGGTAATTTGTTCATTTATGTGGCCACGAGATAAAATGCCTGACCCAATGGGTGGTAAAAGATTACTCGATTATGACTGTAAAGTAACATATAAAAAAGATTATATTTTAATTCCTCGTAAAATTAAAACACCAGACGATATACGTCCAGGTACTAAAAAAGGAAAGTTAGATCGTAAAGAAATTTGGGTCGTAGAAATAATGATGCCTAAAAAATTAATTGTAGATATCTATAGCGGATATAATGAGATGTTAGATTTAACTACTGAACCTGGTGCTGACCAGAACCCAACTCCAGAAGCACAACCGGCAGATGCATCAGCAATGGAAGCACCTGCGGCGGCACCTGAAGGAGCAATGTAATGGGACTAAGAAAAGACGATCTAAAAGATTTAGTAGATAGTATTTTTGAGATTGATTCCTTTAAATCTAAAATGGGTAGTGACAGCGACATAGTCGTATTAAGTTTTTCAACAAAAAACGAAGCAAGTGCAAAAGATCTTGAAAACTTTCTTGAGAAAGGTTATCCTTTTGTGCTTGATGCAGATGCAACATCAGGTGAACAAACTGACGGTATGTACAAAGTATTTGTAGAACTTGAAAGAAGTAAAGATTCACCTACACACATTTATGAAATGATAGACGGTATCCAAAAAATATCAGGCTTAGATAGTATGAAGTTTAGATACTATAAGAGTTTTAGAAGTCATGATGCTACTGATGCAAATTTAGCAGAAATGGTACCAACAGATAAAGATGCTTATGATATTCGAGTAAATGAAAATAACATGGATAACTATAAAAACTTTTTTAATAAGAGTTATGCTGAAGAAGTAGATATGCTAAATGAACACACTCTAAGAGTAAAAAACACATATATGGATCCAATTGTTTTCAAAGTTGTTGATTTTGCTCGAACAGATGAGGTAAATATCAATGAAGCATTAGATGTTAATGGTTTTGCTGAAGTTATATATTTAAGTAAGTATTTAGGTGATTACAATATTACAAAATATGGTAAAAAACTTGTGCTTGAAAATAATGGCTACAGTCTAATTTTGAAAAGAGGTTAAAAATGGCGACAGATAATTTTAAAGAATGTTTAAAGATCATCCTTGAACACGAGGGTGGATACGTTGATCACCCAAGCGATCCAGGCGGTGCAACAAATATGGGTATCACAAAACAAACATATGAAGACTGGATGAACAAAGTAGTAACAAAAGAAGTAATTCAAAATCTTACTGAAACAGATGTTACTCCAATTTATAAAAAGAATTACTGGAATGGCATCTTAGCAGATGACTTACCAAAGGGATTAGACCTTTGTGTCTTTGATATGTGTGTTAATGGTGGCAGACATAGAGCAACAAAAATGTTACAACAAATGGTTGGATCTAAAATAGACGGATGGATTGGACCTAACACGATTGCTAAAACTCAAAGTTATGTTGAACAAGTTGGAATCGATACAGCAATTAACGAATACCAAAAACTTCGTCAAGACTACTATGAGTCACTTGCAACATTTAAAACTTTTGGAAACGGATGGACAAACAGAGTAAACAGCACAACAGACTCAGCAAAAGCAATGGTGTAAGTTGTAAAAACTGCGGACACGAATATCACGAAGGACCTCTTTACAAAGAATATTTAGATGGCGATGGTAAACCGATTACCATCGAAGTCTGCAAACAAGGAAGATAAATGTTTAGTTCAATTAAAATAGCAATGGTGGTAATTATGTTGGCAGGAGCCGGAGGTGGTTTCATGTATGTGAAAACACTAAAAAGTGATCTTGCTGTGAGTGAAGCAAATAATGCTAAACTATTAGATAGTGTATCAGAACAACAAGCAGTAATAGAACAACAGAAAAAAGATTTTACTGCTATTCTTGAGTTAAACAAAGAACTTGAAGCAACTAATCAAACTTTACGCAAAGAGTTTGCGGCACTTGATCAACGTTTCAATAAAATTAACGGCAAAGGCGAAGTTAGGGATATTGGAAAACTTGCTGATGAAAAAGCAAAATTAGTTGAACGTGTTATTAACAATGCGAGTAACAAAGCAATGCGTTGTGCAGAAATTGCTATGGGTGCTCCATTAACAGAAAAGGAAAAGAACGCTACTAAGAAATCAGAAATCAATTCTGAATGTCCAAGTATAGCGAACCCGAATTATGTCCCATACGATTAAAAATATTTTCTTAGTATCACTGTTAGCAATAGTTCTATCAGGTTGTTCAACTGTGAGCAAACTTGATATTTTTAAAACAGAAGTAGAAAGAGCACCATTAAACTTACCACAGCCTGAAGCGGCTAAAATGGAAAATATTAAATGGGTAATCATTAACAGTGAAAATGCAGAAGAAGTATTTGCTAAACTAAAAGAACAAGGTAAAGATCCTGTGTTGTTTGGTTTAAGTGATGATGATTATCAACTACTATCAAAGAATTTCGCCCAAATACGTGCTTATATGATTAAGCAACAAAAGGTGATTGATGCTTATAAAGAATACTACGAAGGCGATACTGATACTACTAACACTGACTCTAAGTAGTTGTATATCTGCAACTAATAATTGTTCGGTTAAACCTTCAGTAGAAGTTAAAAATCTCCCCAAAGATCTTAAAATAGAACGCGACAATGTAGTTACCAAAGGCGAAGTGGCCTGTTCATTTTAACAAAACATCGATAAATACACATATAAAGAGAGGGAAGTTTATATGTGGGAAATGATCGAAAGAATGGCAACTGACAGACTGTGGATTTACACAGCCTTAGCAGGTTCTTTATTTGGTGCCGCATTTTTGTTTTGGTTCAAAGATACAAAAATGGCAATGTGGGCAGTAAGAAAGTTTGATGCCTTTCTTGAATATCTTGCAATACGTTGGGGCTGGACTTGGTTCCAAAATGATCCAAATGCTTGGCGTACAAAGTATCCCCATGTAACCCAGAAAATAGACGAGTTAGAATCTCGTATCAAAAAATTAGAGGGTAAAAAATAATGGCCGATACAGAAGTAAAAGTTCAAAGTACAGAACACAAAAAGAAAGTTAATCTTGAGTTAGAAGTAGATGCTTCAGCAAAAGACTTAGGTATTAATCCATATGCAAAATTAATACACTTGGCAAGAGCAATTGACAGTTGGAGAATTTTTCCAAGAATCTTTATTTCAACTTATATTTTCTTACTCTACAAAGTAGTAATTTGGTATATGGAACTTCCAAATCCTACAATGGAACAATCAGGTTTAGTTAGTATCGTAGTTGGTGCTGGCGCGGCATGGTTTGGTTTATATACAGGTTCAAGAGCAAAGTCAGACAAATAATCATTGACAAACGTCTAATATAAGTATATAATACTGCTATGGATTATTACGAATTGTTAGGCGTTTCTCGTGGCGCTTCAGAAAAAGAAATTAAAACTGCGTTCCGCAAATTGGCGGCGAAGCATCATCCTGACAAAGGTGGTGATCATAAGAAGTTTACACAACTTAACGAAGCGTATCAAACACTAACAGATCCACAAAAAAAACAAATGTATGATCAGTATGGTACTGCTGATCCACAACAAGCAGGTTTTCAACAGCAAGGCTTTGGCGGTTTTGGTCCAGGTGGCTTTGAATTTAATGGTGACATGAATGATATATTCAGCACATTTTTTGGAAGAGGCTTTCAACAACAAAGACGTCCACAACAAAATAGAGACATTACTATTGCTTGTGATATTACAGTAGGTGAAGTATATACAGGCAAAGGTGTTATTGCTACTTTTAGAACAAACAGTGGTCAAGAACAAACTGTTAACATTGACATACCAAAGGGTGCTAAACACGGAGATACTATACGCTACGGAGGTTTAGGAGATGACAGTATTCCAGGTATACCAAGAGGAAACTTAAATGTAAAAGTAAGAATACTAAGACATCCAAACTTTGATGTAGATGGAATTAATTTGCATACAGTAACTAAAATTGATATTTTTGAAATGATACTTGGCACTACCACAAATCTTACTTTACCGTCAGGTAAGACTATAAGTATTAATGTACCAAGAGGCACACAACCAGGCACAGTTCTAAGCATACACGGTCAAGGCTTACCAGACTACAACTCAGGCGCTTCCGGAAATGTTTACCTAAAAGTAAACGGCGTTATTCCAAAAAATTTAACCGAAGAACAATACGATTTGATAAGAAAGATTAAGGAATGAAGTTAGTATATCATCCGCATCCATCTTTATTAAAGCAAGTGCAAGAATTTGACTTTAATAAGTTAGACGCAAAAGACATTGAAAAACAAATGATTGAAATCATGAACAAAGAACATGGTGTAGGTCTTAGTGCCAATCAGGTTGACTTAGATGCACAAATCTTTGTAATGGAGCCAAAAGATTTAGAAGGACACAAAGACGGAGAATCATTTGCTGTTATCAATCCAAGAATAGAAGCAGTATCAGATCAGACAGTGTTAGGAGAAGAAGGGTGTTTAAGTTTTCCAGGATTATTTTTTAAGGTAAAACGTGCCCAGGCTTTGGTAGCAAAGTTTCTTGACAGTAGCGGAAAAGAATGTACAATAGAGTTTAAAGGATGGAATGCAAGAATATTCCAACACGAATTTGATCACTTGTACGGAATCAATTATATTGACCGTGTAAGTAAAATGAAAATAGACATGGCTAAGAAAAAACAACAAAAGTATTTTAAAAGAATAAAAGGAATGATAAAGTATGGTTGAACCCAGTGACGATTTGCAGGCAGTATTTGATAAAGCAATGAATGATGCCAAGAAGTTAAATCACGAGTATGTGACTCTTGAGCATTTATTATTTGCAATGTTATGCAGTGAGAAGTTTTCTAAAATTGTAGAAGGCTCTGGTGCTGACCCTGAATTTATTAAAAAGAATATTGAAAATTATTTAAAGAACGAATGTCAAGAAATTACATTGCCTGCAGAGAATTCTAAAAAGTTCAAACCTAAGAAAACATCAACAGTAGAACGTGTGCTAAACAGAGCATTTACACAGGTATTGTTTAGTGGCAGACATCATATTGAAATTTCAGACGTGTTCTTAAGTATTATGAATGAGAAAAAATCTTGGTCATATTACCATATTCATAAATCAGGATTAACTAAAGAACAGTTTGCCGACTATCTTAATAACGAATTAGAAGCAGTTTATGAAGATGAAGAAGGAAGACTTTTATCTCAAAAAGCATTACGTGAATATTCAACCGATCTTAACAAAGAAGTTGAACAAAAGAAAATTGATCCAGTAATTGGTCGTGCAGAAGAATTAGAAAGTATTGCATTGTCATTAGGTAGACGTTCTAAAAATAATGTACTACTTGTAGGAGACCCAGGTGTGGGTAAAACTGCTATTGCAGAAGGACTTGCATTTAATATTGTTAATAAATCTGTGCCTCCTTTCTTACAAGAATATAAAGTTTACAATTTAGATATCAGTGCAATGTTGGCTGGTTCGAAATACAGAGGTGACTTTGAAGAACGCTTTAAACTTGTAATGAGTGCTATTAAAAAACAAGGTAAAACTATTGTATTCATTGATGAAGCACACATGATTAATGGTGCTGGTGCAGGCGGTGGTTCTAACAGTGCAAACGATCTTGCTAATATGTTAAAACCTGCTCTTGGTAAAGGTGATATTAAAGTAGTTGCTTCAACAACTTGGGAAGAGTATCGTAAGTATTTTGAAAAAGATAGAGCATTAATGCGTAGATTCCAACGTGTAAGTGTTAGTGAGCCAAGCAAAGAAGTTACAAAAGATATTTTACAAGGTATTAAAAAATATTACGAAGATTATCACAAAGTTCTTATTACAGATGATGCTATTGAATCTTCAATTAAGTTAAGTGTAAAGTATATGGCAGATAAAAAACTTCCAGATAAAGCAATTGATTTAATTGATTTGGCTTGTTCAAGATTTAATCTAAAAGATGTTGAAGGTGATAAAATTGTAGGCAAAGAAGAAGTAGAATTTGAACTTGCTAAAGCAGTTAAGTTGCCGCCGGAACAAGTATCGCAAAAAGAATCAAGTAATCTTGCACACCTTGAAGATAATCTTAAGAAGCAAGTATATGGACAAGATAAAGCAATTGATGAAATTGTAGATAAGATCCTTGTTGCACAAGCAGGCTTAAAACAAGATAATAAACCAATTGGTTCATTTGTGTTTATGGGGCCAACTGGTGTTGGTAAAACAGAAACAGCCAAGCAACTTGCAAATCAATTAAGTGTAGAACTTGTACGTTTTGATATGAGTGAATACCAAGAAAAACATTCTGTTGCTAAACTTATTGGATCACCTCCGGGTTATGTTGGGTTTGAAGATAATGCAGGATTATTGATTACAAAATTACAAGAACATCCTAACTGTGTATTACTACTCGATGAGATTGAAAAAGCACACCCAGATGTTTCGCAGATCCTACTACAAATTATGGATAATGGAAAGATTACTGGAAGCAACGGTAAGGAAGCCGATGCGAAAAATGCAGTTTTGATTCTAACTACAAACTTAGGTGCAGAACAAGCAGAGAAAAACGCTATCGGCTTCAACGAAGATATGGAAATGGACTATGAAGACACTGAACTTAAGAAGTTCTTTGCTCCAGAGTTCCGTAATAGACTTGACGGTGTAATTGCGTTTGGTAAACTTGAGAAGAATACAATGATTAAAATTGTTGGTAAGTTCCTTGTTGAATTACGTGATATGCTTAAAGAAAAGAATGTTACTGTTGATATTACAGATGATACTATTGATTATCTTGTTGATGTTGGATTTGACAAAAAGATGGGTGCAAGACCACTACAACGTACAATAGATAAAGAAATTAAACGTGATCTAAGTAAGATTCTACTGTTTGGAGAACTTAAAAACGGTGGACATTTACATATTGATATAAAAGATAAACAAATACAATTAGTGCCTACTAAAAAGACAGAAACTGTAACTGCATAAGATCGGATAAATAGTTGTATGCCAAGTAACAGTGAAATAATTTTATCAGCAAATACTCATCCAGGCGATAGTTCAGTTCAAACTATTACCGGGGACAAGTACAAAGGTGACGGATATTACAGCAGAGCAGACGGTGTTCATACTGTACAATATAATTATTCCGGATTAACAGGAACAATTAGTATAGAAGCATCACTTGCTACTACACCTACTGCTGATGATTGGTTTGAAGTGCATTCATATACAGCCGCACAAGAAACTGATAGCAAATATGCTAACTTCACTGGTAACTTTGTATGGGTTAGAGCAAAAGTAGTTTACACAGATGGCACTATTAACAGCATCTTGTTAAACCATTAGGAGTTAGTATGAGTAATTTTATTAATATTGTATGGCAAAGCAAACAAGAAGATGTTGATGCTATTGTTGCTGAACAAGTGTTAAACTGCACAGACGAAGCACTAACAGAATCAGAAGCACTATATGAAGTATATGAATCCGATAAGGGCGAAACAGTGCTTACTATTGATACCCACAAGCAGTTAGATGAAGCAGAATCCAACGCTGTTGCTGAAAGAATAGCAAATAGACTGTTTGATTTAGGGTTTTCTAAGTTCGATATCGAAATCTCTGTATAGACAAACTGTGATAAATACTTTATAATACGTATTATAAAGGGTGCGATCATATGACTAAAAAATTTAGAGATTATCTCGCTGAAACCATCAACGAAGGTGCAGGTGATTTACAAGACGATTACGGATACACTTGGAACTGCAAAAAGTGTAACGCTGAAAATGAATTTACAATGACTCCGCAAGAAAAACAAGAATACATCGACGACTGGGAAGCAGACAATCAAGATTTAGTAGCAGATGGCGAAACAGGCGAAGGTGCATTAGATAATTTGTTGATGGACCAAGGTGAAGAAAGTGGAATGCATTATGGTGACAAGTGTGTGAAATGTGGCACTGTAGCAGAAGATCCATATAGTGAATCAAACGAATTAGCAAGAATCAAAGAACTTTCTAACATTGACGAAGAAACATATGACGGTGACGACTTTTATAATGCATACGGCGAACTATGGTTCAATGAAGATGATGTAATTGACGAAGCAGAATATCAAGGACGCAAAGTACAACTTGGCAAACCGATGCGTGGTGATGTTAAAAAGTTCAAAGTATATGTCCGTGATCCCAAAACTAAGAATGTTAAAAAAGTTAACTTTGGTGATCCTAATATGAAAATTAAAAAATCAAATCCAGCACGTAGAAGAAGTTTCCGTGCAAGACACAACTGTGATAATCCAGGCCCAAGAACAAAAGCAAGATATTGGTCCTGCAGAAAGTGGTAGACAGATATGAAATTTGATGATATAATGACAAATAATGATAACCCATCATATGATGTACCAAGTGATTTGCTTTGCCATATGAGAGACGATACTTCTTTCTATAGACAAATGTATTATCCTACTATGGCAAAATGTCAAGAATGTTATAATAAAGGTGACAAAAATAAATCAATGGAATTTATTTTACCAATGATTAATAAAGGTGTAGGCCATTATGTAAAAAAATATGACATTCCGGGTAACCCAGATGATTTAATCACAATGGACGAAAGAAAAGCACTTGGTGAAAAAATTCTTGAAATGGAAGTAGAAGCATTTAAAGAAGGCGAGTACTAATGCAGTTAAGAGAATTGTTTGTTGAACAGTCGGGCAAAGAAGTTAGTTTTGCTTTAGGAAGACTTAATCCGGCTACAACAGGACACGGCTTACTTGTTGAAGCACTTAAACAAGGTCCAGGTGACGCAATTCTTTTCTTGACAGACAGAGCCGCAAAACTTCCAACAGATCCTCTAAACCCAAATGAAAAATTAGATTGGGCAAGAAAAAGTTTTCCAGATGTTAAAATAGAACTTGCTAAAAATATTATGTTTGCCGCAAGTGATCTGTATGCCAGAGGTTATTCTAAAGTAACTTTCTTTGAAGGTGAAGATAAATTAGGAAAACTATTAGAAAAATACAACGGTCAAAAATCAGCACATGGATTTTTTGACTTTGAAGAAATTAAATTTGAAAGATTATCACGTAATCCAGATGCAGATGATGCAACAGGAATGAGTGCAAGTAAAATGCGTCAAGCAGTTATTGATGGAAACTTTGAAGCATTCAGCAAAGGTGTAACTAAATCTGCACAACCTTATGCTAAAAAGATGTTCGATAACTTATCAACAATACTTGGTGGTGCGGCATAATGGATTTAGAAACTCTTAAACAATTAGCAGGTGTAGGCAAGTATAGTTTTAAAGGATTACAAGCCGTTGATGAGAATCTATCTATTACAGGCACTGAGAAAAGACGCATTGAAAGAGAAAAAGGAATCAAACCTGGTGATCCAGATTGGTTTAAATTATGGTTTAGTTTGCCACACATGACTGGCGGTATGCCTCAGTTCAGAGGACGTAAAAAATGAAGTTTATAGATTTTAAAGAAGCCGCAGGAGTAGGGCGAATTACAAAACAAAATCAAACTGCTGATGTAGGTCCTGGTGAAATTTCAAAACAAGCCGCAAAGTTTGGAAACAAGGTAGACAAAGACGGACGTCCACCTACACTATCTAAAAAAGTAAAAGGTTCTAAAACAAATGTGCTGTTTAATTTAGGCATGGCCGAAAGTGTTGCTGAACGTTCATTAACCAAAGACGAAGAAAAAGACAAAGAAAAATACGTCAAGGGTATGAAGAAAAATAAAAAAGATTTTAAGAAACGCTATGGCGATGATGCTGAAGCAGTAATGTATGCTACTGCAACAAAAATGGCAAAAGAATCTAAACTTGACGAACTTAAAGGTAAAGAACTATCAAGTGATTCAGAAATTTACGTAGATATGGATGGTGTACTTGTAGACTTTTTTGGCGAGTGGACTAAGATGATGGGTGTTAGTGATTGGAAACAAATTAAAAATGTTGATAAAGCACTGCAAAAGATTAGAGATACAGACGATTTTTGGTTAAAACTAAAACCAACTGCAAACGCAGATAAACTTTTAAGTATTATTAAAGATATTAAGGGCGAATACAACATCTTATCTGCTCCATTAGCAAATGATGATAGAGCAGAACCTCACAAACGCGAATGGGTTAAAAACAACTTAACAGCATTTCTGCCTAAGAAAGTTATTATTACCACAGACAAACAAGCATATGCTAAACAGCCAGATGGTACACCTAACATATTAATTGACGACTTTGGTCAGAATGTTAGCAAATGGGAAGCATCAGGTGGTGTAGGTTTTAAACACAAGGATCATAAGTTTGAAAGAACTGCATCAAGTTTAAAAGATTACTTTAACAAACCAGCAGAAGAAGATACAAACGAGATTATGGGATTTACTATTGCCCGTAGTCCTAAACGTGCAACAATTAAAAAGAAACCAGAAAAGTTTGAGCCAAGTGTACAAGATAAATTAAAGGCAAGAAGAGCCGCGGCGGCACGTGGTGATAAAGATGCGTACACACATAAGTTTAATAAAAAAACAGATGAAGGTGATCTAATTCCTAATCCAAAAAACACTTCTTTAGTAAAATCAGATGCAGACTATGACTTTATAAAACTTGGCACTAACATGGCTAATGTTAAAAGTGTTGACAAATCTGATATGAATCCAGACGATCCAGATATCATGGTACAGTTTTATGGCGGTGACAAAGAAAAAGCCTATATGTTAAAACAACTAAAACGTCTTGGCTACAAGGTACAAGATGCTGATGGTTATAATGATGCACAGTATGATGAAATGTACAGTGATGATCCTAATGCATACAGATTAATTATTGGATTAAAGCCTTTGGTGGAAAATACACAATCTCGTGCCAAGTGGGAAAAGTCTATGATTAAGAAGTATGGCAAAGATGGTTGGTATGATATTGCAGATGCTGTTAGAGACTATTACGAATCCAATGCCATAATGGGCAACACTATAAGCGATATAATCAAAAT